AGTGTGCGATGTTCCCTGTTCATTTCCTCAATGAATTCCTTCTCTTTGCTCGAGAAACTGTTCAGGTAATCGGTTACGGTTTCTACCGCTTCTTTTGCTGTGGGCTTTGACATATTTGTTTTGATTTAATGATGCAAATATAAGTATAATTTTTTTAACCTGCAAATTTTATTCAGGAATTGGTGATAAAATTTCACCAGGTAAGATTGGATTGTCGTTCCAGTCCATCCAGACACAGTACTTGTTCCCGTTATACTCATAAAGAAATTCCTGAGACCCGTTTGATTGCATCTCATTTTCTTCATTAACATCACAGGGCCACCTGTCGATCAGGTTTCCTTCTTCAACAATATGTGCTGTCAGGGCTTTACAGGTCGTCATAATCCTCGATTAAATTGGTTTCACATTCACCTGTTTCCGTATCAACGGTAAAGGTATTCTCAAAGTTCTCACAATCTTTCACCAGTACATTCCAGTTTGGATTATTCTGAATGTTTGCGATAAATTGCCTTGCGGCATCTGTTGGGTTCTCTGCTTCGTATGTGAATGAAATCACACACTCATAAATCTTTGGTATAAACATTTTGTTTTGATTTGAATGCAAAGATAAATGAATTAAATTTAATGTGCAAATCTGAAATCAACTTTTTTTGCTGTTGATCCTGGTATAATCAGAAGAGGAGACACTAGGTCTCCTCTTCATCATCAAAACAAAACATCACACAAAGACTCACCTCATAGGTGCGGAATTAATTTGGTACCAAACATGCTCGTAAATCGCGACCATATCATCGGTGTCCAAATCCATGTAATCCCATACCTCACCTGTTTCGGTTTTAACGAATACTCCGCCGTTGTCGTAACCAATGGTTTCAACTTTCATCGTACCTTCTGCTGTCGATATGGCAATGCCTTCGTTCTTGCAGTTGTAAATGGCGGGCGGAATCGCGGGCTTAAGTAAAGCTTCGGTTTGTTGGGCTAGCCTCACCCGAATCTTGCCAACCTCTTCTAGGAAATCAGTATAGTTTGTCATTGTGTTATGCAAATATAAGTGAATTTAATTTAACTCGCAAACTTGTCTTCAAGTTTTTTCAACTCATTTTCGAATTCATCCATCATACTATCGGTATCGAACACAGGCTTCCCTGTTTCATCATCCTCATAGTAGTAAACACCAACCTGAATGCTCTCAGGGATTGCATTCTCGTCCTCGTCACGGACAACCTTGCGAACAAGCGGTTCGAGAATGTTTTCGAATTCATCCGTATTCAAAGTGGTCATATCCATTGGGAGTTTATCCTCAACAGCCATTTGAACAAGGGCTTCTTTTATTTTCAGGGCGTAGTTTGAACATACAGCCGCTGTTCTCATTGATTTTTCCATACAGCAAAGATAAGTATAATTTTTTTAATGTGCAAATTTGAATACAAAAAGATTTTAATTGTCGAATTCAGGGTCGTAGGGACATTCATTGTCGTACCAAATTTCCTCGATATTCTCATTCAGTTCTTCCTGAACCTTCTGAATGAATTTAGGTCTGGCAGAATTCAGAATCTCTTCCTCACTTGCATTCTCATCCACGATGACTCTTGTCATCAGAGATATTGTAACCAGTTTTGCTACCTTGCTCATATTTCTGATATTGAATAATGATAGTGTGCAATTTCAAATAAATCATCATCAGAGACATCATCGATGCTTGTGTAACCTCTTGCTACCATCATCTCTTTATCTTCTCTTAAAATCGAACGGATGTGGGCTAAAACCTCATCTCTATCTTCGTAATAGGTAGTACCATTAGCACTACCCTCATCTACCCAAATTGTACTCATATCGCAACCTCCTCAATCTTGGTTAAGAAATAATCGTAGTAATCGTTGAAGATGTCTTGTGCTTCCTCTGTATAGATTGAGCAACCATTGTCCTCACGATACATTTCATCCTCATCCACGATAAGACCCTTTGAGAACATCTCATCCTTTGTGGCTTCGTTGGCTAACTCACTTGCGAGTTCCAACTTGTTGATTTTAATAATATCTTCCATTGCGTTTTTGATTTGGTGGCAAATGTAAATGAAATAAATTTAATGTGCAAGTATTAAAACATTTTTTCTTTCAACTCATTCGCTTTGGCGTAATGCTTCTCAATTTGCTTCGCGAAACTAACCAACCTTGCTTTGGTTTTGGCGTATGCGAAGAACTGGCACATCTCACTATCAAAGTTAATACCGCTACAATTCACATTGCGTTTAACGGCTTCTTCGAAATCGTATGCACTTTCATATTTATGTCCGATGACCTCGGCTTTGGGAAAGCCCGTTATCGTCCATTCAGCCCCGTCCCAATCACCTTTATAGATTGACAGACCGATACTCGTGTTTATGTCTTTTGTTTTCATGTTGCGAATGTACATACAATATTTTTAACCCGCAAACTTTTTTACATCCATCAACTGATTAATTTGCGAGAGCGATGCTTTAAGAAATAATTGTGTGAATACCTGTTCATCCATACAAACCCCATTGATGATATATTCCATTGTTTCCCCATCCACATCAATAGCTAATAGATGTTCGATAATGTGGTCTGCTGATGATTTTTGATTTAAATCCATTTTAATTGTTTTGTAATACAAATGTACATACAATATTTTTAACCTGCAAACTTTTTTACAAAAAAATTTTTTTTACAGTAAAATTTGCAAGTTAAATTTATCACACTTATATTTGCATCATCAAAAAACAAAGCAATGGACTTATACAAAGCACAAACACTCGCAAACGAACTCATGCAAAAGCATGGTATCAAACAACAAGGTTGGCGTTTCACCTTTGACAACGCAAGACGCAGATTTGGTTGCTGCAAGTACCGACCAAAGGTAATCACACTATCAAAGTATTTAACACATTTGAACGATGAAAAAGAAGTTAGAAACACAATCCTACACGAAATTGCACACGCCCTCACACCTGGACATCACCACGATAGAGTGTGGAAAGCCAAAGCACAAGAGATTGGTTGCACAGGTGATAGATGTTATAGCGGTAAGAGTGTTACAACGCCCGAGTCACGCTATATTGCAGTTTGTTCGGGTTGTGGTCATACTCATAAGAAACATAGAGCAACACGCAGTTCATCTTCTTGCGGTTTTTGTTCGGGTGGTCGCTATAACCCTACATACAAATTGGAGTTCAAATTAAACCCAAAGTTTTTGGGTTAAAATTTGCACATTAAATTTATTGCACTTATATTTGTATCATAATCAAAAACATATAATACCTATGAAAAAAAATGAAGTTATTAAGTTAGTGAACGAGTCCGCAGGTTCATTGTTCACAAAGGAAGATGTCATCAATCTTATTAACAATGTTGAGGGTGAAAGTTCGGTAGACCTTAACGAGTTACGCGAAAGAGTTATCGCGATCGTTGAGGAAGCGGATCCAAGTGATATTGAAATCAGTGGATACCGCACTACATTCCGAATTACCAACGGAAACGAGATTGAGATTGATGATGCCGATTTTGATGCATCACATTATGTGAATGCAATCACACACGACATCGGAGAGTTGTTCAGCAACATTGAAACAAAAGAAGAAGAAGAAGAAGTGGTTGAGTAATAAAACATTGAAAAGAAAGGGGAAGAAATTCCCCTTTTTTTTATCTTAAAATTTGCACATTAAATTTATTGTACTTATCTTTGCATCAACAAAAACAAAACAAGATATGATAAAAAATCTTTTCACTAAGGAGTCGCTTTCGGTTAGCGTGAACCGATTGAATGAAAACAAAATCCGTTTATGTATTAGTTCGGACTATTCGGGTTCATCACGCAAGTCGCAGTTGTATGTGAACGAGAAACGAATTGCTGAGGAAGTTGAAAACTTTTGGAAGTCAATCAAGACCAAAAAGTTGTTGTCAATGTCAGTATCATTCAGCGAAATTGATTGGTACGATGATATGACCGACATTTACGAAACACCGATTGTTCGTATTGAGAGAGGTTTGAAGAGAGCAAAGGTATCACACCAAGAACACGGCTCAATACCAAAAGATTGGAGTGCTGATTTGTATTGCACATTCGCTGATACAACAACCAACACACCGATACTTGAAGTGGTTAAGAGTGCTTTGGGTTCATTCTTTGATAGCGAGGCGGAAAAGAAGTTCATTAAAGACCTTAAACCTTTCTTGCAGAAGAAGAAAACAAATGCGGGTTGGGAAGTTGAATACGCTTATTAATCCGTAACGATTGAATACAAAGGGGATAAGAAATTATCCCTTTTTTTTGTAAAAAAATTTGCACATTAAATTTATTACACTTATCTTTGTACTATGAAACAAACAATGAGAGAAAAACTAATAGACGCCATTGTGGATATGGCGGGGGATGAAATCGAAACACCGCAAGATATGGTTAAGTATGCGAAGATGTCCGATGAGCAATTGGTTGATGAGGTTATCAACATTGCGGAGTATTATAGAAACCAATCAAACGAAGTATAACAATGGCAAAAGCATTTAAACCTTCGGTGAGTTATAGAAACCAACAAGGAAAAGATGTTTCTTTGAGGGTGAATACATACGCAGAAGTTAAGAAGCTAAAATTTGCACATTAAAAAAATTACACTTACCTTTGTATTCATAAATCAAAACAGATATGGGACAGTATTACAAACCTTGTATTCTCGCTGAAAAGACGGGCGATGATGAAAAAGAAACGGTCTTAGGGTGGATGTATTCACACAAGTACAACAACGGGCTCAAACTTATGGAGCACTCGTGGATGCGTAACGATTTTGTGAACACATTTGAAAAGTTGTTATCACCGAGAGGAAAGTTCAGCAAAGCCCGTGTAGTTTGGGCGGGTGATTATGCAGACGGGGAAAAGGGTTTAACTCACCAAGACGAAGAGGGGAAAGTTAGAGAGGTTAATCTTTACGACCTTTGCGATGATGATAACGAGCTCGCACCTACCCGTGTTAATCGTTCAAGGTATCAGTACATTATCAACCATACCAAAAAGCAGTATGTTGATAAAACAAAAGTACCCGTTACCGATTATTGGGAAGATAAGAACGGGAAAAAGTGGCCGTTTACAATTCACCCTTTACCTTTGCTAACTTGCGAGGGCAACGGGCGAGGCGGTGGAGATTTTAGAGGGGATGAAAGAGGGCAGGTTGGAGTTTGGGCTCGTCATTCAATTTCGGTGGGAAATAGAATACCGAAAGGATATACAGAGTTCATTTTTGACCTTACAGAATAATATATTGTTGCGTTTTTTGATTACAACAATAGGGGGCGGTGGAAACAT